TTTGGGATCTGGAAAATCTTCATAGGTACAATAGCTTTTATTATAGTGAAGTGGAAAAAAAGAAGAGAAGGCGATTTCTTTCACCTTCTCCCCTCCCGGGAAATCATATTCACCAAGAGAAAGAATGTTTACTGTCTCCACATCTTTGCCTCTTGTTATATTCACTTCCTCCGGATTTACAGGAAATTTAAAATCAACACCAGAGGAATCTTTTAAAATAAACTCCATATTCCATTCCTCATCTCAACTTCGTATTTTGCCATGCTAGCTGAACAGAACTAGAAATCTTCATTCCAACAACGCTAGCAATTTGATCATAATTTAACTCAGGCTGATTCACCGTAAGCTGTATCGCCCCCACTGGCAAGTTAACTTGGATCGTTGGATCAAGCACTTGCTTTTGTACCTCAGGTGGTGCCTGCATGGTGGCTGTGGGGGTGATTGGGGTTGGAGGTGTGGGAACAAAGCCAAAAGGTAAAGCAGGAAAATTAATAGATGAGCCAGCTCCTGAAATACCAGTTGTTGAAGAAGATGATGAATGTCTATCTTCAAAATAACGAATAAGTTTTTCATGATTAAGCTTTTTGATTAATAGTGAATTTGGTGAGTTAGAAATAGGAGATGATTCTTCCCCGTAAATTAAATCATGCACCTTTCCACCTAACCATTCCCCTGCATCAGAACCCAAATTCCCTCCAAGTGCTGCACCAGCTGCTGTACCCAGAACTGGGGATAAGAAACTACCTAAAAAACCGCCTACTCCTGCACCTACTGAAGATAGGACTGAGGATCCTACTGCTTTAGATCGATCTTTTCCCGAGTCTGCTGATGCAATATACTCGGCATCCATTAAAATACCAATTGCATTACCTTTATTAAATTTAGATATAAATTTAGTATCTGGTAGATCTTTTATCGCATTTTGGCTCAAACTAGAAATTGGATTAAATTTATCCCCTTTGTAATCAATTCCTTTTGTAAGATCAGGAACTGGTTTCCATGAAAAACTGTCTGAAAAAAAGTTTTTAAATTTTTCTCCCTTTTTCAATTCATTAGGACTCTTAATTTTTTCAGTTGTTTGAGGTTTAGTAGGTATTTTTTTTTTGTTTTTATTGTCTAAACGTTCTTGAACTTTTCCCCTATCCTTCTTGTTACCTCCCTCAGCCTTGTTTTTCCGTTCATTACGTTCCCTTTGATTTTTTTTATATTTTCCTTTTTCTCTTTTTACTTTATTTCCACTATTAGCAGGTTTATCATTTGTATAATCCTCTTTTGCAAGTTTTTGTTCAGTACGTTTCTTTCTTTTATTTTTTATTAATGTCGATACTCCATCTGACAATAAATTTGAAAGCGCTCCTTTTCCAACATCCAGAAAAAAATCCCAAGTTTTCTCTAAATAACTACCTGAACCTGAATCAGAACCAGAATTTGTATTTACATTTGCATTTAACTGCATTTCATTAAACTTTTCTGCCACTTGCTCAGGATCGATCGCCTCAAGAAATGATTGAAAAAACTGTTCCCCTGCAAGAGTACCCGCTTCCTGAAATGGTTCTGTGTTGCTTAATTGTTCTTTTATGGAGGTCATTAAGTTTTGACCCTTTAACCAATCAGAAAAGTTCCCCGTAAACAGATTTCCCCAGCTTATAGCTTCAAAATTAATCATCCATCGTTTTTCAGTGATTGCCCTTAAATAAACCGCCACGCCCGAAATTTCTGCCGTAGCATAATCCGCAATATGAAGACTAGGGGCTATAGTTGTACGATTAAGATTCATCAACCGATTCTCAATCCTCGTCAAATGATCAGACAACTTATCATTAAGAGCAAGTTTTGGCGTAATATTCATCTTACTTAAAACGTAACCTCGGCGCTGCGCACGTTCAAACAAACGATCCACACGACTTAGCTTCTGTTCAAGCTTATCTAGCTGACGGACACTTTTATCTGTATTGATTTCATATTCATTTTGTTTAGCCATAATCTCCTCCTTTCTAGACTTACATCCAAAAGAGATTTGCTAAGTCTTTTTCTAGTTCCATTGTTCCTTTATACTTATCGCTTATCTACGGAACCTGTCGCTAACTCTAGCTCTTTTTCTGAAAAGGCTCTTAATAGCTTCCGCTCCCCTTTAGACAACGACCAATATACCCCGGGACGAAGATGATGCCGATTCCACAAATGGAACATAAGCGCCGTCTCTCCACCGGAGTCCATTAGTTTTTTAAGTCTTCAATATTAACTCCAAATCCAGAAATTTCGAGCACCTTGTCACCTACTGCATCCAATTCCCCTGCTAAAAGTAAACGACGAACCGCTTCCTCGCCGCCGGACAATTTCAAGCGACTCACTAAACGATCATCCCCCCAGCCTGAAAGCTGTACAGAATGCTCACTACCTTCCTTATCCTTTTTCACAACCTCTAATGCTGCGGTTGCTTCCTTAATTAATGCCGCATTAAACAGCTCACTATCTACCTTTTCCGAAACGTGTCCTTTATTCGTTTTACGTACTGTGCAGCGCTCACGAATGCCATCTACCTTGCTAGAAGTCAAACCACGAAGCGTGATACGCAAATTCAGACGATTAATAAACACCGTTTCCTCTGGTAAATTTGCCGCTGTTTCAAACAACCCATCCAAAATATCCTGCTCGTTAAATACTTCACTCATCTTTGTTTCCTCCAGTAATTGTTTAATATTATTGAAAATAGAAAAGCTCCTTCACCTATTAAAGTTAGGTTTGGGAGCTTCCCTTCTATGCTTCTATGCTTTTATGCTTTTAAACTTTGTTTCTTCATACATTTTTCACTAGCTTTTATGAGGCTTGGATCGGATCAAGCAATTCATACGATTCAAACGTAAATGGAGTTTCCTCAGTTACTTCTTCTCCTGCCGTCCAATTCGCAAGCTGAACCTTATCGACAATACAACCAGTCAATTGAATGCGCTCGAAACCATATGATTCGGGGTCAGCCAATTTATGAATAATACTAAAACGCTCAAAACCTTGTGTTATCATATCCGAAGTTACTTTATACCCACTCATTGTACCTGTTCCTTTTTTTCGACCAAGCTTAATCACTGTATAATCTGTACCAACTAGATTTAACTCTTTTTTTTCCACCTCAACGGCTGCTTCTAAATGATTGAGATTACTTTGCCAGTTCCCATTAATAAAAATTTGACCAAATGTCCCCATAATTACCCGTGTTGGGTCAAGATGTTGTGCCATATATAAATTACCTCCATAAATTTTAATTTTTTGAAAATGTACTTGATGATAAAGTAAAAGGCTAAGTTTGCTTATTATCAAGTACCTATTTTAGGCTTAAGCCTTAGTAAAATAATTGGAATGATTCCACCAATGTAAGTCTATGAGCCATAGTCAGCTAAATCGAGGAGCAACTGTTAGGATGCTACGAAGTAAAACCCCCAACAAAATACTCTCTCCCCCTAAATGATGGTTGAATATCACCTTACTTTATAGCGCCATAGTCAGCGTAGAGCAGAGGGATTGCGGAGAAATGAAATGTGCGCCTTTAAAGTCTGATTACCCCATTCATTTAAAATTCAAAGGAATCAGACTTTAACAGCGCTCGAAGCAACCCTCTGCTCGTAGCGACTCCCACGCCAAAAGTAAGCTATGACGCCTTCATTTTCTTTTTAAACATAAAAGGTCCCAAAAATCTGCTCCATCACATCCGTTGTATCTGCGCGCCATGTCAAATAAACCTGATCCGCATCAGGCGTAAATTGCTTTGTATTACCATAGAATCGAGGATCAAGTGCGACCTCATAACCTGTGGATTCAATAATATTTTCAGAGGCTAGACGTTGTAGATATTGTCTACTTGCTTCAATTAAAGCAAGGCGGCCTTCTTCGGTGTTATTCACTTTCCCGATATAGTTGTCCTCAGCCTGACGTTGCAAATCATTATTAATTTGATCAATCACGCGAATTTTACGGATCTTTTTGAAACTAGTCCCTTGCCCCTCAGCTAAGGAAGTTAACGTATTCACACCACGAAGTACTTTCACCCGTAAACCGTCATGAATCAAAATAAATACGCCTTGTTTCACCGCTTGCTCTTGCTCTGATCTTGTCCAGCGGCGAGTTACATCCTCAAATGGCGAAATCGCATAAGTGGTGGATTCCTTCAAGCCTTGACCTGCGATTAAGCCCGCCACCCAAGCAGCAACCTGTGCGGAAGAATAATTTACGCCATTTAATTTTGCACCTGTACCCACATTGATGATACCTTCATGATTAGCAAGTTTACTTCGTTCAATTGCATTTTGGACTGCGGTTTCTGCTAAATCCTCTGCAAGCGAACCTCCAAGTGTGAGCAAAATTCCTTTTCCTTCTTTACGCACACGCTTCACCCAAGCAATTAGGCTTGTTCTTAACGCCACATCACTAGCACCATCTAAGGTCAACACATGGAATTCCTCTGTTTCAAACACATTTGTTGCTGCGATATAATCCTCATTAGTAATGCCGCTAATTCCGCTGTTTCCGCCTGTTAGTGCAGCTTGTGCCACATTTGCGAGTACACCCTCTGCCAGCTTTTCGGCTACTACATATTTGTGTAAATTAACATTAATAGCTGCAACAGCTTGCTCAACTTCACCTGTACCTAAATTAACTGTACCAAGCAACGTTGAACCTTCAAGTAACTTTAATTCTTTTTCCTCAGGGGCAAACTCATTCTCTTGAATCGTTACAGTAAAGCCATTTCCGCGTTCACCCGCATATTTAGCCTTAATATTTAAAATGGCATCGCCATTTTCACCTTCTTTATTTAAACGCAATGTAGCTTGCTTCGCATTATCATCTGCTAGTCGATAAGCTAACAGCTTTTTAGGACCACCAAATAAAGCAAGCTGCAAAGTAGTATGCGCCGTAGCGCCTCCCGTTACATCGTTCCCAAACACATCCGCAATCGCTGCTTCATGTGCAATTTCAACAATCTCACCAATTGGGCCCCAATGTGCCTTAACTGGAGCAAGTACAACCCCTCTTGCTCCTGACTGAATCGCATTACCTGCCGCACTTACAAAATTCATATATAAACCTGGTAATACCGGTTGATCGTTTAAACTCCAATTTCCTCCTGCCATTAAAAAAGCACCCTCTTTTCTGATTCAAATTTGTTTGTTCAAAAAATGATTTGTACTACTTTTTTCGTACCATATGAAAAATATTTCTAAAAACAATGAAACTACTAACGTGAATCGTAATGAATTTTTTGCATAACATCCACTTCAGATGAGGGAATCGCCGTTCTGCCACTTAACGTTAGCGTAACAGTGCACTCCCTGTTGGGCTGAGAAGGTGTAGGTTTAGCTACATTCCCTTTACTTGAAATGACATGCACATATTTAGGGTTAGCATTTAAGGTATCTCCTTCCAATGCTAGCTTCGGGTGGATTCCAATGGTCTCCAACAACTTTGTCATCCAAAATAGCTCCTGCAATGGATTTTCGGCTACAATCGTTGCAGTCAATGTCTTGATTGTTTCATACGAAGTTATGCTACGATGTAGTACTTCCATGCTGTTCAGTTCCCACAAAACATAAGGCATAACAACCTCGTTCCCTAAAGTGCCAACGTACACATTACTGTTCTCGCCCAAAGTTGCTTTGGTCCATTGACCTACCTGCTCCAGCCAATCATCAATGGCTATGTTTGATGCTTGGTCATACAT